TATTATGTTTAATTTGATCATTTCGATCTCTTTCTTGCTTCTTCCGCAACCTGCTGACATTGTCAACATGTGCTACTTGTTGTCCATAGCTTCCTGGACGTGATGCTGGTTTAAATGCTCCCATGGCTACATCCCTACTCCTGTACTGCCGCCACCATAGCCGGTAATACCACCAGAAGCATTTCGTGTACCGACTGTTTCAGTTACACCGCTGGTGCCACTGCTGGCGCCATCAAAGGCTCCGGCACCTGCTGCTGCACCTGCCATATCTAATCCAATATTTAAAGCATCCATCCATGGATTACCTGGTGCACCTGCTCCTCGATCTCCATAGATCTTGTTCTCATCTTCTAAATGTGGCATGTGATCATCATAGAATTTTTCTTTATTTGGTTTTGTTGGTTCCATGAATTCAGGTCTAAATGCTTCGAATGGAATTGGAGTCATTCTACCTAATTCAGGTTCAGGTAGTAGGTTACGCTTAGCTTGTAGATCAGCACTATATTTATTAGCAGCAATCTTATCTTTCCTTAGAGTGCTAGCCCTTAGCATACTCTTCAATGAAGCAGCACGTTTATCAATGTTTAAGTTACGTGTCTTCGCAGCGAACAATCTAGTATTAGCTAGTTTCCTCATCTCATTGAGATACACAGAATTAGCATTCATCATGGCGTCTGCTCTCATAGCTTTCCTAGCCCCAAGGTCCATACCTGCAACTTGTACTGCTTTCCTAGCAGATCGACCTACTGCTCCTGTTGCTCTTATTTGACCTTTTATTGCTAACCCTTTAATAATATCTTGATCCTCTTCAAAAGCTGCTTTAGCTCTTAAACCTTCTTGTTGTCTTCGTAATGAAAACCGTGATGTGATATCTGCTCTTAAGATTTTCTCATGTTCTAAAATATCATCTCTTTTTTCAAACGCCTGCTGGGTATAGAAGTCGTCCATGAACTGTTTTTCTTCTTCATACGCCAAGTTGGCGGAGATATCATTAAGGTTTAAGTTAGTTTGATAATCTAATACTGATTGATTATAAGCTTCAGCATCTCTCCTATAATCATCAAACCTTAATTCCTCTTGGAATGCCCAATTCCTTAGAGATTCTGCATCAGCTAAATCTAATTGTCTACCAGTATTTCTCTTTAGTATGTCTAAAGTGTCTACTGCTCTTTTATACTCGTGGGATATGTTATCCCATTGCATTCTTATTGTTTTCTTTCCACGCTCAACCCTTGCTTGGTTTGCTTCTCTTCCTGCTTTTTGTGCTGCGCCTTTCTTTTGACCAGCACCCCACATACCCATGATGCCTTTAGCGCCAGCAATGACCGTTGGAGCTATCCATGCTGCCATACCTAAGTCCTCCTATAATAACGTGGTGAATAATTTCCTTCCCACATCATTGACGTAAGAGAGATTGGAAATGGTGAGTCACTGAAGACTCTAACTGAAAAATTATCTGTTTTATCATGTATCGGTAATGTGAATAGTGATTGCTCTGCTAAGGGTACGTCATCTGCTAGGTACTCATTTGCATCTTTTACTGTTTGAATGTCATACCATGTATCAGTATATAATAAAACCTTATGACCACTAGTAGGTGCTGATGTCATAGTGAGTGTTTTAGGAGTACCGCCAGTTGGTTCTGTAATAGTATATGCTGTAGTTTCTACTCCGTTAACTTTTACTTTAAGATCATTCACATCTGTATAATCAAAGTTGAAAGGGAAAGCAGTTGTAGAGCCGTCACCTGTCCATTCTTCATACGGTGTATGTCTACCTCTACGTTTTACTTTAAAACCAGCGACACTAGATAATCCTACAGAGAATTTCATACGTGCAATGGTTAGTACTGATGTATAATCATATACATTTTCAGCCATTTGATAGTATGTTTTAGGTAATGTAATATCATATTCATACTTGTAACCTACAACTACTTTAGAAGCTAAGTTCTCACCAGTTGATGTCCAATTTTTTTCAAGTACTATAAAATGATCGCTACCTGCAGATGCATAGGGAGGACTTATAGTATATCCAGCTACTTCACCTGCTGATGCATCACCTTTTATAATAATAACTGGTGTTGCATTTTCTATATGGATATAAGGTAAGTATACCCTAGTAGCATCAGCTGCTTCATCATAAGTTACAGAAGAAGGTGAAGCATACATATCCATGTATGGGTTGATACTTTGCCCATCATTAGTAGTAAGAATAGGGTTCTCTGGTGTTTGAGTTAGACTTGTTTTAAGTAAATGGTATCTATTCTTAGCACTATCAGTAGTATTTACAGCTTTAATAACAGCCCACATTGTATCATTATCTATAGTTAGATGTAATACATTACCAGGTAGTTTCCATTTAAACCATGCTTGCAGTACAAGCTTCTCTCCATCATGATATGATTTATAGAGATACACATCAGATAGAGTTACACCATATAATGCAATCAAATCATTCTGTGGACTAGCAACCATACTAGTTATAGTATCTGGTATATACTCAGTTACTGTTTTAGCAATGTCTAAAACGTTAGGGTTGTTCTCTTGACCACGTGTCTCCATACTGAAGACTCTAGAGTAGCCAGGAGTTTTACTTAAGAATGTTACTGACACACCATTATCTACTGGTGATATTTTATTATCAATCTCATAGTTACATAGACTACGTATAACAGTGGTAGTTGGTGTGAGTACACCATTGTCAGCATACATAATATACTGTGATGTTGCACTAAATAGAATCAGACCTTGTGTAGTAGATGTCACAGCATGTAATACAGCAGGTCTAACAGCTGAACAATTTAAATCTACTGGATCTGCAGAAGTAAGTACTCTAGCTGATTCATGGTAGAAATTCTTAAATTGACCTGATTGACTCATCGAGACATTATCACTTGTTAAGAATCCTAATCTATTGTTATGAAAGAATGCTTGTTGTATTTTACCAGTGAAGTTACCATTAGCATCCTTTACTATAAATGAAGGATGTTCATTAGTAGTATCGTCTCCAACTAACCGCTCTGTATATATTATCGGTTGAAAATTAAATACATTGAGTTGGGGATTTTGTAATTCATGCGGCATAGTTTTTGGATCGAATCCAATCTCAACATTCTGCGCTCGTGTCTCCTCCCAAAAACCAGCACCAGCTGTGTCAGCTACTTCAGGAATGAACTCAGCATAATAAGTGTCTTCCTTTGATTGAGTATTTATAATCTTCACTATCCTGCCAGGTGCACTCTCTTCAGGTAGTTTTGATACATCCTCCACTTGATCTTGGAAGCAAGCTAAGAATTCATTACTTGGACCACCTTCACATGTAAGTGTGAATGCTACATCTGAAGATAATTCAAGAGTGGCTTTCAATTTGGTTACTTCAAAACTACTATCAAGATTCCCTGCTGTCTTAATTGCTTCAATACCTGTTTTTAATGCATCCATTATAGTGTCTGCATTTAACTTTACACTACCTGGATCTGAGGCACCAGTGAAATTATCTACATCTCGTGTTGTAAATGTGTAGGACTGATCACTACCACCAGTTTCTTTAATGGTAACCTTATATTCAGAACTATAATCTACACCTCTGATTCGTATTGTACCTTTTTTACCTAAGGTATTAGAATTAGGTGCTGGTAGAGCTTCTACAACTTTTGTTTTATTAGTGATGTATGTAGTATCTTGTACAGTTAATACATCATAATTATCACGTGTTGTATTTAGATATGTTAGTGGGTCGTAAGCAGGAGTGCTATTAGTTGTATCAGTTGTGTTTACTGTACACTTAACATACTGACCACTATTGTTAGGTTTACCATTCCATATGTGAATAGCTCCACTAATGATACATCCTATGTAGGTTTCATCATCATCTCTATTAATGTAAAACCATTTTGCATTGTCTAAAGCGGTACCAGAGAAATCTGTACCGTCTGTTGTCTGATCTAAACTATGTAAGAATTCAAATCCAGGTCTTTTCATAAGACCAAATGTTGGCTCAGGGTATGCATTAAGGCACTCCCTTACTTGACCTGGAAATTTCTTGATGTCTGATTGTTTAGATACTCCCCCTAAATAATGAGGTATTCTTTGAGTAACACTTGCCATTAGCGGTTCAAAGCTTTGTAAGGTTGATAGCTGACGTAATTATTATTTCCTCTAGGATGACCGAAGTAGGTATAATTACCTTGGTTACATTCATACTCCAGGGCGTTTGCTCTAGCAAACTGCTCTCTAGTTGATAGGTATTTATGCTGTTCTGGGTCACCTACTATTTTAGTTGAAACAATAGTAGCAGCTCTTGCAGTAATGAAATCTTGAATAGGTATGGGTAGATCTATCCAATCGTATTGGTAGACTATGTCAACTGTAACAGTTTCATCAGTCCATTTGTCTGTATGGTTTACACGGTCATATAATTTACCATTCTTTCTAATAGCTGCTTTTGAACCATAACCTTCGCCATCGGAAAGGTTGACCTGTAACATTTGGTTAGTGTATACTATTTCATCGTTTGTGTCTGGTGTTAATACTACCTTATATTCAGTGTTGAATGTCCAGCCTTCTGCCTGCACTTCTCGTGATACTTGTAGTAAAGTATCGTAAGCAATCGCAACGTCCGGGTTGGTTTGATCGAGCGTGGTGACAGGTGCCTGACCAACTGACGCCAGGATCTGGTTCACTGCAGGTAATTCTTGTGTAGCGTTAGTGGTAGGAAAAGGCATAATAAATAATTATAAATAAAAAAAAGGGACCCGAAGGTCCCCATATAGTTAAGAAGCAGCAGAACGATCATCATCGCCTGAAGCTTCTTTGATAGCTGGGCTATCAGATTCCACACCTGAATATGCAGTGCGGAAATTCATCGTCTCTGAAAAGACTTCAGATGCAGCTGTTGCACCTGATTTTGTTTTTGCTACTGAGTGCCTGATAGCACTACCTTTTAGCGTTGCTGTACCATTTGTCGCATACTTATTGTCAGCAGCGAGTGTTCCTGTTACAGTTGCTAGAGGCAGTGCACTAGCAGCAGCTACAGCAGCGTTCGTTGTCCTAGGAACTGGACCGGTAGGACCAGCAACACCATTCCCTTCATTAGGTGTGGCGTCTGTATTACCCTGAGCAAGGACGCTTAAATTTGCCATTAATTAATCCTCATCATATGTTGTAGTAACTGTAGTGACGTTATACGTTGCGTCACCGTTTCCACCAGTTACTGTTATTAAATCACCAATTCTATACCCATCACCACCAGCAGCTACTGTTGGAGATGCAGGCCATGCATTACCTGATACTGTGCCAGATAAAGTTAAACCAGTTCCAGCACTACTAGATGTAGTAGCACCTCCAGTTACAGCCTCATTAGTATAGCCTGTACCGGCAGCGACTTGAGTAATAGTTGCAACTGGTCTACCTGCACGCCCCCATTCGATTGGAGGCATTGGGTAAAAAGTGTCGCTAGTTAAACCAGCAACACCTGTTAATGATTGTGCTTTGACAGCCATTTTAAAACCCTCCCTTAAGCGGTTTGGATTTCAATAGCAGCAGCAGGGTTAAGAGTTCCCGCCCCCATTGCCATGCGCCCAACAATTAAGTCACCTTGGTACATTGTCTTTATGTCTGCACCGGTTGTTTGTACTTGAGGACCAATTGCTTCAACTACACCAGCAGCATCCTTCTGATAGATGAGGCCAGCGTGGTCTGCGAATGCTCCATTATAAGCATTGTTTTCACCATCGACAGCTGCGACAGTACCAGCTTGGAAAGGTAGGTTATTAGAACGTTGGATGTTGATACCAGCAATGGATACCAAACCTTCACCAGAGTTCAAGTTACCTTGGGTATTACCAAAGTCACGGTTCAGGATGTTAGAGTCAACCTGAGAGACAAGAGCATAGTACTGACGTGGTGCAAGTACTGCGGTGCGACCACTCTTAGGCAGGTTCTTCTCATCAAGAATAGAAGCTGCTTCAAAGAAAGCATCAACTAGTTTCTGTGCGTCATACTGATTACCAGAACCGATCTTGATAACAGAACCACCAGGCTCAGGGCCAGGTGCGGCAGTAATAGGATGAGCTTCACGAGCAGCTAGTGCGATCGTACGGAAGATCTTCTTGTCATAAGCTTCGGCAAGAGCATGTCCGATCTTAGCGGAGATCTCAGAGCGAAGGCTGTAGTGAGCAAGAGTCTCATCAAGGTCATACACGAAGGCAGAACTAATGAGAAGATCATCACACACAATCGTCTTCTCGGCTACCGGAGGATCACCTGAACCAAGGATTGGTTTCCCAGGCTCATGGTAATCAGCCGTCATACGGCCGGTGAAGATGAACTGCATTGACTTCCCGTTCTTCAAGGTACGTGATTGTACAGTACCTTTAGCGACGGTTGCTGATTCATAAGCCTTAAACAATTCTCCAGAGAAAAGCTTAAGGTAAGTTGCATACTTAGTATCGTATGCTGTTGATAATGCTAGTGGGGTAGAGCTAGTATTATTAATAC